GATACCGTCATGGCGGCGCGGTCCTCGTCGGACGCGCAGCCTTTCAACGCATTCCAGTTCGTTCTATCTTTAAGGATAAGGGCGCGGAGCTGGAGCCGGGGATCGTAGCGGTCTTCCCACGTCCAGCCCTTGAGGGGCTTGTATTGCCGGACTTCATCCCATGCGGACATACGGACGTTCCCGGCCTTGTCGTAGGCGATCGTGATCTGCCCGAGGCCGAAACCGTACTCGCGGGATGTGCGCAACTCCGTCTTCGGATTCCAGCACTTGGCGCTTTTCAGGCCGTAGCACGTCTCTTTTTCGACCTGCCCCGCATAGATCGCCGGATCGTGGAAATCCGGCGAGTACGTCATGTGCTCGTCAAAAAGGACGGGCAGGTACAACACGGCGAGCACGGGCAGCGCGGCGTACAGCTTCATCATTTGCCCCACAGCATGAGGCACAGAAGAATGGCGATCATGAGCGCCATGCGCGACGCGAAGATAACGGCGGCGGCCCGGTTGCCGACAACGGACTGGTAATACAGCTCCGACATGCGGACATACGGCGTCATGACCTTTGTGAGCAGCAGGGACGCCGCGCACATGCCGACGACATAGGCAAGGTATCCGGCAAGGCCGAGGGTGACGGCGGGATCGACAAGCCAGCCGACGCCAAGGCAGATCAGGGCCAGCAACCAGACGCGGAAGTCATAGAAAGGTTTCAGCGTGGCAAAGAACTTTTTCAGCAATTCCATAGGAGTCCTCACGGTTCGCGGGACTCCAGAAACAGGAATCCCCGGTCACTGGTAGAGTACCAGTGCCGGGGAAGCGGGATAGTTGACGCATGTCAGCGGGATAAAATTACTTGGTATATTTAGGACAATCAGGACTGTAGCTGGCAAAAAACAGAAGGCCAAGTTGTGGATCATTTACTTTTTCCAAACATACGCCGTTCTCGATAATATGATCCCTGTCTGGAGTGGCCTGAGTGAAGCGCTTTATTAATTCTTCTGCAAGTGTATTTTGGCCAAAAATAGTTTTTATAGTTTGCCGTACCCCTTTTATATACCTGACAGGAGCACCACCTGTATAATTGACATTAACACGTGTAACATTTCCCGATTCATTTATCTTGAAATTGGCTGAAACACTTGAATCTTTTTCGAGGATGTAAATTTTCGTATTGCCTTTATCTATAATTTTTACAGAGTCTCTTCCAAAAGTTTGCATCCATGCCGGTTCAAATTCTTGCCATTCCCGAGGAGACAAGGTCTCGGCATGTACAACAGATGACATTCCTAAGCATAGTATTATTGCTGCAAGTCTCTTTTGCATCCTATTTCCTTCACCATAGTCGCGCCTGTTCCTTCCCCCTGCCGAACAGCGGCGCGCTTGCCGTCTGGCATGGTAGCTTTTTCAGGATACGCCATACCTGCCTATCAGACAACCGATAGCGACGGGCCAGCCTTTCCACGATTTCCCGCTCGGTTACGCCGCTTTTCGCAAGCTTGTCGCGGACGGCGATGATCTCGGCGTCGCGGGCGTCCATGACCGCCGCCCGGCAGTTGGGGATGTACAGGGAAACGCCCGCGTACTCACGGCACAACGCGGTCGCAATATCCTTGCCGATGATTTCGGCGAGCCGCCGGTAGCGGGCCTCGCCCGTGACCGTGGCCCGCATGGGGACCGGGATCGTCGTGCCGCCGAGCTTTTCCACCAGATACGACACGACGGGCAGGCCGAGCCTGTCCGTCATGTCCCGCAAAGAAGAAGGGAGGGACTCAAGCGCCAGCATCATCGGCCCCTTGTGCCCGCTGGTGCTTGACGAGGGCGGTTACAACCCCGGCCAACTGCTCGCCGTCAAGCCACGAAATGCCCACGCCGTACATCTTTTTCGCGATGGATTCGACGTACGCCCATGACTTCTTGGTGTCGATCCGCAAGGCGTTTATCTTGCCGAGCAGTTTTTCAAGCTCCGGGCGCACTTTCGGCCCCTTGGGACGTCTGTCTTTCCAGCCACGCTTGCGCAGGGCGGCGACAAGCATGATGAGCTGGCGATCGGAACAGTCCGCCGCCGAGCTCTTGCCGGTCAGGTTTTGCAGCATGGCGCGGTACGTGTCATCGTCAAGGCCAAGGTCTTTTTTGGCGATATGCAGTTTGGCCATAAGGGATTTGCGGGATTCCATTCAACACCTCGTCAGATTGTCCACAGGGTGCATTTCAACGCCGCTGTGCAGCATGACGGCACATACCAAAGGCCGTCGGCGGCGCGGATGGGCGCGCTGGCGACGTAGCCGGTCCAGACGGGCGACGCGCCGGGAATGCCGCGCGGCACCCGGACACGGGTCTTTAAGGGAAGGTCTGGCTCGGCCACGGGAGCAATCCCGCCGCCCGCCGCGAACTCGGCGGCGACGTCATCCGGGCAAAGGAACAGCTTCTTCTCGTCGCCCAGATCGTACCAGCGCCGATCGAGCCGGACCCGGAAGCGCCCGGCGGGGCCGCCGTGGTTTTCCGCCGGGGAAAGCTCGATCTTCACGCGGCTGGTGCCAAAACGTACACCAATGGAGCCGCAAAACTGTTTGTCCGGGCGTGTCATTGCGCGCGCCACGGTTTGTTTTTGGGCAAAGATGCGGCAGGTGCCGCGCTGTTCAGGGCGTCGCAACATACCTTGACCATCTTCTCGGCGGCTTCGGGC